TACCTGGGTGGCCAGCGGCGCACTAACCCTGACAGAGGGAAACGTCATAGATTACGCGGCCATTACCGAGGCCCTTAACCGTGACCGTGAGCGCTGGGATATCAGGGAAGTGGCCTTTGACCGATGGGGGGCCACGATGCTGAGTAGCCAGCTGATTGATGAGGGCTGGCCCCTGGTGCAATTCGGCCAGGGCTTTGCCAGCATGGCGGCCCCGACAGCTGAATTGCTGCGGCTCATTAACGGCGGCCTTTACCACCATGGCGGCAATCCCGTGGCCCGATGGGAAGCCGGAAATGCAGTGACCCGCAGTGATCCTGCGGGAAACATCAAGCTGGATAAGGCCCGGTCAGATGGTGGCCGGGGCAGCAAAATTGACGGGCTGGTGGCCGCTGTCATGGCCCTGGACCGAGCCCTGAGATATGACTACTCGCCAGCCGCCGAATATGCGGCAGCTGGTTTCTGAGAGGCAGCCATGGCGACACTGGATGAGTTAAGGGACTGGCGGGCAGCCGGGGAAAGAAAGCTGGACTGGCAGGCGGCCAGGGCCGCCCGGTATTTCAGCTATTACGACGGGGAAAGCCTGGTGCCCGCAATGCTGGACACCGTAGAAAGGCAGACGTTTAGGCAATTCCTGCAGATTGCCCGTGCCCCCTGGTGTGAACTGGTGGTAAACGCCGTGGCGGAACGGCTGCAGGTGGTGGGCTTCCAATTCGGCGGGGGCTCTGACCGTGCCTGGCTCATCTGGCAGGCCAGCGGAATGGACGCTGACGGGGAACTGGCCCAGACTGATGCGCTGATTACCGGCCAGGCCCCGGTCCTGGTGCAGCCCGATGACGATAACCCCACTGGGGTGTCCATCACTGGGGAAAGCCCCCGCCAGGCATGTGTCCTTTACCAGCCGGGTGACCGGCGCAAGCGGGCCGCCGCATATAAGCGCTTTGAGGATGAGGGCCACCACACCACTGAGGTTGTCATCCTGCCTGATGTCATCGCCACCTGGAATGGGGACAGCCAGGGTGACCCCATTGTGGAAGATAACCCGGCTGGGGTGGTCACGATGATTGAGCTAATACCCCAGCCCCGCACCTGGGGTGCGCCACGGAGCGAATTGAAATCGGCCCTCGATTTGCAGGACCGGCTGAATATCCAGCTATTTAACCGGCTGGTGGCCCTCGACTATTCGGCATTCCGCCAGATTTGGGCCACCGGGGTAAAGATGGCCAGGGAAGTGCTGACCGATAGTGAGGGCCAGCCAGAAACGGGGGCAGACGGCAAGCCAAAGGTAAGGCTGATTCCGCCCTATCAGGTCGGGGCTAACAGGCTGCTGGCGAATGAGGACCCCCAGGGCCGCTTTGGCTCAATTCCTGAATCGACCCTGGCCGGATACCTGGCCGCAGTTGAGCAGGATATCCAGCAGCTGGCCGCTATTACCCAGACACCGCCCTATTATCTGCAGGGCACCGTGGCCAATCTCAGTGCCGATGCCATTAAGGCGGCAGAGGCCGGATTGGTAGCAAAGGTGAATCGGCGGGCACTGCATATCGGGGAAGCCTGGGAGGAAGTAATCAGGCTGGCCCTGCAATTGGTGGGGGACCCCGCAGCTGCTGAGGTAGCGGGTGAGGTTGTCTGGGCCGATATTGAAACCCGCAGCGAGGCACAGCGGGTCGATGCCCTTACAAAGATGGCCACGCTGGGAGTGCCTACCCAGGTGCTGTGGGAAAGGTGGGGGGCCAGCCCTCAGGATGTGCGCCGCTGGCGGCAGCTGGCCGCCGAGGAATCGGCACAGCAGGCAGCCAGCAGCGCGGCAGCCCTCGGGGCCGCCGACATTGCCTCACTGCTGAGCCAGGCAGGTGCGCCAGGTGCCCAGCCCTAACCAGGTGACCGCTGCCTACCGTGCCCGGCTGCTAATGCAGCGGGCCGGGCTGATGGTGCTGATCCGTGCCCTATTTCAGGCCCTGTATAACCCTGACAGGCCCATCGGCAGCCTGCGGCAGGTCGGGGCTATAGCCGGGCAGGCCATCACCCAGGCCCAGGCAGCGGCCATCGTGACGGCTCAGGGATATCTGCAGGGGGTGACGGCGGCCAGCTGGGGCCAGCCGCTTACAGCTGTGAGCCCATATGAGGCCCCAGCTGCAATGGTCGGCAGCAGCGCCAGCGGGCACCCCCTGGCAGGAATGGCGGCCCTGGCCCCCGCTATGTGGCAGCGGGCCACCGACGCGGGCCGCAGCGAGCGGGAAGCCCAGGAATCGGCAGTGGGCTGGCTCAACCGGCTGGGGGCCAGCGAGCCATACCGGGTGGCTAATGCCACGGTCCTGGATGCGGCCAGAAATGATGACCGGCTAACGGGCCGCTTTATCCGCGTCACCCAGCCGGGGGCATGTAAATGGTGCATCCTGATCCATGACCGGGGATATACAGAGGCCGCTGTGGGCTTTGCCGCCCATGCTAATTGCCGCTGCACGCCAGGGCCTGAGGTTGTGGAATGGATGGGCGGCAGGCGGCTGGGCACCGGATTGCCTGAGCGTTTCGGCGGCATTGCGGCTGCCAGGGATGAGGCATTCTGGTCCAGCGGGGACTGGGGCCGGGACCTGGAAGCCATTAAGGCCAGGAACACATCGGGATGGTTCGGGGACCGGGACCTGGAAAGCCAGCGGGCATACCAGAATGAAATCGTCCGCATGGGCAGCACCATGGAAACCGAGGCCCAGAAACGTTATCAGCGCTACCTGGCCGAATTGGGGCCGAGGCCGACCCCCGACACCTGGCCCCAGCTGACGATTGACCAGAGGATGGCCTACCGGGCAGCCCTCAGGGAATGGGACCGGCAGGCCAGCGTATGGCTGGCAAACGCCAGGCTTTCCGTGCTGGCCGATATCCGCAGCATGGGCGGGGTGCTGAATGTCGGCCGGTCCCGCAGCCAGATGGTGCAATATCTCCGCTACGCTCAGCAGTTTTACCCCACCGACTGGGTTAATGGGATGAATGCGGCTGGCAGTGGCGGCCCCTGGAAGGTAAGCAAAGTCAGCCGGGGCAATTTCAATCAGTGGCAGCGCAGCATCAATATCAGCCGCTGGGGCAGTGACCAGGATGCCCGCAATACCGCCATCCATGAAATGGGCCACGGCATGCAGTATTCAAATAAGCAGCTGCAGAATGCCGAATGGGTTTACCACCTGAGCCGCACCACCCTGCCCAATGGCCAGCGTGAGCCGGTAGTGGGTGTCAGCGGCCCCCGCCTGCCGAGGGAAAAGGGCCGCACGGATAAATACCCGCTGGCTTATTCAGGCCGGGAATATGTGGATGATTACCTGGAAGTGCTGACCACCACGGCGGAATCCACCTTTGGCACAGCCGGGTATGCGGATTATTCAATGATCTACTGGCTACTGGGAAGCATGGCGAAACTATGACCGCACCCGCTTACCTCTGGCGCATCCGGGGCCAGGAATGGCTGGCCGCCGACCGGGCCGGGGCCGAGGCCAGGCCCATTGACGTGGCCTGGACTGACGGGCAGCTGGTGCCCATGGATGTGCTCAGCAGCTGGGTGGTGGTGGCGCTGGAATCGTCCGATGGCGGGCAATTCAGCGTCACCCCCACTGGCCCTGTGTGGGTGGTCCGGTCAGATGACCCGCAAGCGGCTTTCTGGTTTGTCTACTCGCTGCACGATCACCACCAGCCGATGGCCATTGATGGCCAGGCCCCAGACCCGCTGCCCGATGACACCCCGCCAGGGGCAGTCAACTGACCAGAAAGGAACCAGCCATGACCACCCCCGACCCCCAGCCGCCGCAGCCCCCAGGCGGCCCCAGCCCGCCCGATCCTGGCCCAGGTCCAGAGACACCGCCCGAGCCCCAGCAGCCCGACACAGGGCCGCCTGAGGGCGGCCAGGGGCAGCCTGACGACATTGCCCGCCTGCGGGCCGCGCTGGACCATGAGCGGCGCGAACACAAGACCACTAAGGGCCGCCTGGACCGAGCCCAGCAGGCGGCCATGACTGACCAGGAAAAGGCTGTGGCAGCTGCCCGTGAGGAAGGCCGGGCCGAGGCCGCAAAGGCAGCCGGGGCAAAGATCGCACAGGCCCGTTTCCTGGCCGCAGCTGCGGGGAAGCTGGCCGACCCTGCCGCCCTGGCCGATGTCATCGACCTGACCCGCTTTGTCGGTGATGACGGGGAAGTGGACCAGGAAGCCCTGGCCGCGATGGTTGACCGGCTGGCGTCGGCGAGCCCCGCCCCAGCTGCCAACGGCGGCAGGGTGCCCGCTGGCCCACGGCAGCCCGTGGCAGATGGTGACTTTCTGGGGCAGCAGCTGCGGGGTGCCAGGTGACTGGCAACGGCCTGCAGCTGAGCCCCGCCAGGCAGCAGCTGGCACGGGCCGCCTGGCCGATGCCCTCAGCGCTGGTGCCAGTCCGCACGGCAATAGCCAGGGCTCTGGTCACCATCACGGTATTGCCCGCCCCGGTAAACATGCTGCTATATGCCGGGGACGATTTCACTTTGCGGGTGGATGTCACGGATGAGGACGGGGACCCATTCGATTTGACCGGGCAGACAGCCCAGAGCCAGATTAGGCTGACCCCCCAGAGCGAGGAAATAGCCGGGGAATTTGAGGCCGGCATTGATGGCAGCGGCATTCTGCTGCATCTGACATCCCAGGTATCGGCGGCATTGCCCCCCAGCTGTGTCTGGGATGTGCAAATCAGCCCGCCCGTTATCACGCTGGCCGCTGGCACCATTGCCATGACTGCCCAGGTGACCCGATGACCGAGCGAGATATCACCATCAGGGCCGGGCAGGGTGACCCCCAGATATCGGTCAGCGCGGCCAGGCCCGCCCTCGGGGTCAGCGTGTCAGTGCCTGAGTCATCGGTCCCCGTGCCAGGCCCCCCAGGGCCGCCAGGTCCCGAGGGACCCCCAGGCCCGCCTGGCGAGGCTGGCCCAGCTGGGCAGGACGGGGCAGCTGGGCCGCCTGGCCAGGATGGCGCTACAGGCGGCCAGGGGCCGCCAGGAAGCCCTGGCAGCCCTGGGGCCGATGGGCAGGCAGGCCCGACCGGGCCGCCAGGGCAGGATGGCGCACCGGGCCAGCAGGGGCTGCCAGGGACGCCGGGCCAGGACGGGGCACCGGGCAGCCCTGGGGCGGCCGGAAATACCATCCTGAGCGGCACCGGGGCACCAGCCAGCGGCACTGGCCAGAATGGCGATTGGTACATCAGGACCAGCAATAACACCCTGTATGGCCCTAAGGCCGGGGGCAGCTGGCCGGGATCACCAGTCAGCCTGGTGGGGCCGACCGGGGCCACCGGCAGCCCTGGGGCCACGGGCG